CTAACCACGACATAAACAATCTGCAGTCAGCGTGCCGGTCATGCAACGGCCGTAAGCAGGATTCAGCACTTACTCGAGTATCATGGATGAATGAACGCTGGATTTAGGGCTTGGGCTTTTTTCTGACACACGAGAATCATCCCTGCTTGCAACTTTCCTTTACACAACCGAGTTAGATTATTTGGACTTGAACGGAGTCAACATGATTGAATCAGCCCTAAAAGACTGGCTAAACGAATGCGAACTAAATGCGGAATCTGCGGTGCTCGCCCTGATAGCCCTCAGGCTGGCCGCCGAGTTCGACGACAAAGGAAACACGTCAACCGCAGCTGAACTTCGGAAGACAATCCTCGAGATCAGCAGACACTTGAACGGTTCAGCCCCAGAGTTTGACCCTCTGGCCGAAATGCTGAAAAGGTAATGCAACTTCCAGCCCGGTTCACTCCTCCGCTATCGGCAGACTTCCCGACCGATGGCGACCGTCTCATTGACTTGATTGAACTATGCTGGGTCACGCCCGAGAGCGACAAGCCTCTCAAGCTCGACGACTGGCAGAAGTGGCTATTGCGCGCCATGCTTGAGCGATACCCAGATGACCACCCAGAACATCCTGGCGAGTTGCGTTTTCGTCAAATCGTCTGCAGTTTGGGACGTCAAAATGGCAAATCAGTTTTGGGGGGCGCGTTGGCTCTTGAGGCTTTGGCATTTCGTCGCGGTGACTGCCTATCCCTGGCATCGACTCGCGAGCAGGCATCCATCATTTACTCACGCGTGAAGCACGTCATCGACTCCACCCCTTGGCTCGCTAAACGCTTCAAGAAGACCACAGAAACTCGCGGTCTGGCAAAGACCGATGGCAGTGGCAAATACAACGTCAGCCCAGCGCGTGAGTCTTCCCTGCAGGGTATTACCATCGGCGGTCGTTGCATCCTCGACGAGGGACATCTCGCGAAGCGTGGAATCTGGACTGCTGCGCTAAAAGGCACTGCAGCGGTTGCCGGTGCACAAGTCGTCATGATCACTACAGCAGGCGACCAAGAATCACAAACTCTTATCGACTTGTATCGGTCAGCAGAGCAAGCCATCGGTGGCGATAAGAACCTGGAACGCTTTGGTGCGTTTATCTGGGAAGCCCCAGCCAACTCGGAACTCGACGACCCTGAAGCAATCAAGGCAGCGAACCCAGCGGTAGAGGCTGGCCGCATTCCGATTGACCGAGTGTTGCAAGACATTCAGACTCAGCCCGAGCATGAGGTTAGACGCTACACGCTTAATCAGTTCATCAGCGGAATTCGCGAGACATGGTTGCCTGGCGACTTGTTCCGTCGAGCTGCAGGCACCGGCATCGACGACATCGAGAACGCCATTTTGGGCGTTGACGTGACACGCAACTTTGAGCACGCGACGATTGCAGCTGCAAAACGAGTTGGCGATGAGTTCCAGACCGAGTTGGTTGCTTCGCTAGTCAACCCGACCGAAGACAAGCTAGTGGACTTGATTGTGCAAATCTGTCGCAAGCATGCCATCAACGCAGTGGCTCTTGATGATCGTGGAATGCACTCGCTTCATCGCAAACTCAAAGACAAGGGCATAACGGTCTGGAATCTTTGGAACAAAGAAATAAACACCGCTTGCATGACTGCCTATGCCATGTTTGCTAATGGTCGAGTGAAACACAACAACGACCCACTGCTAGTCATGCAGAACGGTCAAGCGGTCGCGAAGTATGTTGGCGAGTATTGGCAAATCTCGCGCAAAGACTCAATCGGGGACATCGACGCGCTCCTGGCAACTGTCTGGGCGTTGCATGTCGCGTCGGCTCAAACAATGTCGGGTGTCGGAGTATACTAGACACAACACGCCCATAACGTTTAAAAGTTTCGAATCGTTCAGAACCTCATAAGGTTGTTACATGGCCACACTTTGGCAAAGATTGACCGGCAACGTTCCCATCGAGCGTCGTGCTGCCGTTCCCAACATTCCAGTTCGTTCAGACACTTACGTGTCGACCCAGACTGCACTCTCCCTGGCATCGGTTTACCGCGCCATTCAAATCATCGCGACACCAATCTCTAAAGCCTTGCCACTTGAGACGTTCCGTTATGGCGGCGGTCTAGAACTAAAGATTGAAAACCCAGTTCTAATCAACAACCCGAGCTTGTCTGAATCGCGAAAAGACTTCATCTTCTCGACGGTCACTAGCCTGGCAATCAACGGTGAGGCGTTCTGGTTCAAGAGCTACGATTCACGAGGTCAAGTGAACGACCTAACCGCCCTTGACCCGACGGCCATCACTCCACGCCTAGACGGCATCAACGGCATGACCGGGCAAAAGGTCTTCGACTACATGGGCAAGACCTACACCATGCGCGACATCGAACACATGCGCCTATTTACGACCGTCGGCAACCTACGCGGACTCGGCCCGATTCAAGCTGCAGGCAACGACATTGCTACCGCGCTAGACCTGCGCAACTTCGCAAGCACCTGGTTCGCTTCGGGCGGTGTCCCGACTGGCGTTCTCAAGACTGGCAAGATGCTCACCAAAGACCAAGCTGACGAGATTACAACGAACTGGCACACCAAGCAAGCGACTAGACAACTAGCGGTGCTTAGCGAGGGCTTCGATTACCAAGCCATCAACGCTACGCCGCAGGACTTGATGTTCACCAACGTCGCAGCACAGTCGACTCAGACAATCGCTCGCCTGTTTGGTGTGCCAGCCCGACTTCTGTTGACTGGTGTTGACGGCTCGAGCGACACTTACACCAACTTGAGCGATGAGCAGCAAACGTTCTATCGCCACACCCTCATGGGCTACACCAACGCCATCGAGGACGCACTAAGCAACTGCCTGCCACGCGGCAACTCAGTTCGCTTCAACTACGAGGGCTTGTTCAAGGCAGACATGAAAACGCGGTGGGAGATGTACGATGTTGCACTCGCTGGCCAAGCATGGCTCACCCCTGACGAAGTCCGAGCAAAGGAAGGTCTCTAAATGGAGATTGAAACACGCGAAATCGAGATGCGTCTCGATGACGAGGATGGAACGATTCGCGGAATTGCAGTTCCGTACGGTGAGCCTGCCAACATTGGCGGAGCCTACGAGGAACGATTCGCTCCTGGCTCTATCCGCTCGGTCGAGGATGTAAAAATCTATTACGGCCACCAGCACGATGACTTGCCTATCGGGCGCGTGCTCGAGGGTCGCGACACCGAGGCAGGCTTCGAGATCGTAGCCAAACTAACCAAAGGCGTTCAGCGCGCCGATGAAACGCTTGCGCTTATGCGCGACGGCGTTCTCAACAGATTCTCGGTCGGTTTCGTACCGGTCGAGCAGACTCGTGAAGGCAACGTTGTCACGAGAACCCTCGTTGATCTCAAAGAGGTCAGCGTTGTATCTTTCCCTGCCTACTCTGGCGCGGAAATCACCCAAGTTCGCGAGGAACAGGAACCAGCTGACGCTGAAACTGAACCGACCGACGAGATCCAAGAAAGTGAGAGCTCATTGTCTGAAAACACTGAACTCGATGTTCGCGCGATTCAGGATGAACTCGTTGAAGTTCGTCGCCTGGTCGAGGCTGGCATCACCCCACAGGCTCCAGTTGCTCCAGCAGGTTCAAAGTTCCGTTCAATCGGTGCTTTTGCAAAGGCACTAGCCGCCAACGACCCAGAGGCAGTTGAGGCCGCTCGCGCAGCTTCAGACTCGGGCGACGCTGGAATCGTTCCACCGTACTTTGGTTACATCAACACCCTTATCGCCAACAACCGCCCAACCCTAAACGCGTTCTCGCGTGCAGCGTTGCCAGCGACCGGCGTAACTGTTGAGTACGCAACCATCGACAGCAACACCCTCGCAGTAGGCCAGCAAGACCCAGAAGGCGAAGCACTATCGTTCGGTAACCTAACCTTCGAAGTTGTTTCGGCTGACGTGCAGACCTACGGTGGTTACACCTCATTCACCAAGCAGTATATTCAGCGTTCACAGGTCAACACCCTCGACGCGATCTTCCAGGGACTTGCTATTCAGTACGCTGCAGCAACCAACGCCCGTATGGTAGCGGTTCTTGCAGGTTCAGACTGGACTGGTAAGGTTTTCGACGCAGACGGCCAGACCGCTTCGTCGCTTGCTGAGGGTATTGCTAACGGTGCTGCCTACATCTACACCAACAGCGGTCTACGCCCAGAGTTCATCTTGGCTTCGACTGACTCGTACGTAAAGATTGTCAAGGTTGCTGCAGGAGACGGCCGCCCGGTTCTTGCTCTAAACGGCGACGGTTCAAACACCATTGGTTCGGCTAATATCCCAGGCCTCGCTGGCTCGGTATTTACTCTGCCAATCATCGTTGACCCACAGCTCGCTGAGGGAACCGTTTACCTGGCTAACTCGGCTGCACTTTTGTCGATGGAATCAGGCAGCGTTTCTCTGACCGACTCAGACATCACCACCCTCACTGACAGCGTTAGCCTGTACGGTTACATGGCAGTCGCGAAGCCTCGCATGGGTGCAATCGTCAAGCTCGACGTAACCGCCTAAGGAATAAACCAATGGCTGTGACGCTCCAAGAGTTCAAAGATTACGTCGGCACTAAGGACACTTCTGACTTCCCTCAGTTGTGCCTCGATGCCGGGCTTGCAGAAGTTACTAACTTGATTGGCGCAGTGACAACCGTTCCTGCCGACATCAAAGACCTCTGCGTGCTCCAGGTAGCCTCTGAACACTGGAACCGTCGCTCCGCTCCAAGTGGCATCGCTCAGTTCGCTGACGGCTCGGGGCAGGGGATGCGCGTATCTCTCGACACTAAACGGTCGGTCTATGCGCAACTCCTGCCCTACTTGGGCTGGTCTGTATGAGCGAGGCTGGTGCAGCTAAGGCAGAGTTGGCTTTGACGCTTCAAGCGGCAGGTCTCGATGTCTATGACTACATCCCTGAGCGAGCAACACCACCAGTTGTTGTTATTCGCGCAGGCTCGCCATACATTACTCCTGGCTCGGTCGGTTCGGTTTATGACTTGAACCTTGAGCTTGTAATCGTTGCAGGTTTTGCCACAAACGAAACCACCATCGACGACCTCGACGATCTAATCGAACAAACGCTAACGGCCATACCGGCAGATGCAGGCGTGGGCGGTGTTGCACAGCCCTATTTGCTTGCAATGAACGGCAATGACTACTTGGCAACCACAATCAACGTAGACCTACAAATCTCAATCTAAGAAAGGTTCAGGTAGATGCCAATCTCAACCAGAATCAAAGCCTCGAACATCAAGTTCACCATTAACACCACCGACTACTCTTTCGATGCTGACTCGATTGAACTGGCTCTAACTGACGCTCCTGGCGCACAGCAGACCTTCTCAGAAGTCCAGCCTCTGCAGGAGTGGAAACTAAACATCAACGGTATTGCTTCGGGAGACGCTGCAAGCCTTTACCAGTTGCTATTTGCTAACTACGGCACTCAGGTAGCGTTCAAACTTGCCCCTAACGGCAACACGACCGCAACCGCTTCGCAGCCAATCTGGGAAGGCACCGTGTTGTTTGACACCTTGCCACCGCTTTCGTTGGTCTCGGGTGAGATCATGCAGTTCACCACTGAACTGACTGTCGTCAACTCGGTTCACACTCCAGCTGCAACTCCACCGGTTTACTTCGGCCTTACCAAGAAAACCAGCTAGTAACCATGGCTCGGACAATCGTTCCGGGCGGTGCTATCCAAGCCGAAGGTCTTGGGCAACTCAGAAGGTCGCTCAGGGCCGTCGGTGCGGATAAAACGGAAATCGCCGACGCTAACTATGAAGCTGCAGCAACACTGATTCGTGCTGCGCTACCTCGAGTGCCGGTGCTCAGTGGAAGCCTAAAAACCTCTCTACGGCCAGCGCGTACTCAAGGCTCTGCAGTTGCTCGAGCAGGTAACAACGGTCGACTAGGTTACGCGGCCCCGATTCACTGGGGATGGGCTCGAGTAGGAGCTTCACACAGAGGCGTGCTGACCCCTAACGGCGTAGGCGCATTCCGCAACATCGAGCCACAGCCATTCTTTAGCGAGGCTCTCGGTTACACTTATCAAGAGATTCTTGCAAACTATGAAAAGAACATGCAGGGACTCGTCAACAAATACGGACTCGGAGAGTAAAAAATGACAATCGACTTTGACACCATGACCCTGAACGAGATCGAGCAAATCGAACTCCTGACCGGTCGAAGCATTGACGCAATCATGGATGAAGGCGCACCACGCGGTCGCACGTTCAAGGCCATCATTTACGTTTTCAAAAAGCGCACCAACCCAGACTTCACTTTTGAGCAGGCTGGTGAGTTCTCGATGGAACAAGCCACCGCACTATTCAGCGGTGATGACGACCCAAAAGACGGATAAGAAAGGAGCAAGCCGAACGCATGGCTGACTTCTGCCTGGCAACTAACATGAGCCCGACAGAATACCGGTCACTTACACAAGCCGAATACGCTGCATACGTCAAGGCTTTGAACCGTTTGGCTAAATAACAATGGCTCAAGTCAACTTCAAGTTCGTATCGAACACCAAAGGTCTGCAGACTGGTCTCAAAAAGTCTGAGAAGTCGCTCAAAAACTTTCAGGATGTCACCAAGAAAGTCAGCGGTGGAGTTGGCAAGTTACTAGGCGGTTTCGGTTTAGCCTTTGGTGCCAGCGCGCTAATCAGTGGATTGACTAACGCCACTAAAGCAGCTGCAGAGGATTTGAAACAGCAGAAGCTCCTGGCAGGCCAGTTGGTAAGAACCACAAAGGCGTCGGATGCTCAAGTCAAGGGAGCGGAACGCTTTGTCCAGACTCTCTCGGAGCAGACGGGTATCCTCGACGATGACCTGCGCCCGGCACTAGCCAACGCCGTCAGAGGCTCAGGTAGCCTCGCACGCGGTCAGAAACTACTCCAAATAGCCTTAGACGGCTCTGTGGCTTCAGGCAAGCCCCTAGACACCGTTCTGAACGCTCTAATCAAAGCCAACAACGGCAATACGCAAAGCCTATACCGCTTGGCACCTGAGCTTCGCAAAACTAAAGGCGGTATCGACGATTACGCCGAGTCGGTCAAGGGAGCAGCAGTTGCCGGTGCAGACCCCTTCGCGAAGTTCAATGTTGCGGTCGAGAACCTGGCAGAGGAATTCGGCACTCAGCTACTCCCGTATGTTGAAGCGTTTGTGACGTTCCTGACCGAGGAAGCGATTCCAGCAATCAGTCAGTTCATCGAGGACGCCAGCAATCCAAACACGGACACAGGTAAAGCATTCAAGGCCATCAGAGAAGCCGTTGTAGGCAAAGATGGCAAGAGTGGTGTTTATGGTTCAATCCTGCTAGTGATTGACGCTATCGGGCAGTTGTTCGGCTCGCTTTCGTCGAACGGCAACGCCCTGGACGGTCTGGTGAAGGCTTTTGAGATTCTGGCCGTATCGCTCGACGTTATCTTGTTCAACATTGCCAGCATTATCAACCAGCCACTATCTGGCTTTGCTGATCGTGTAAAGAAGCAGATTTATGGCGCAGCTGCAATCAAGAGCATCCTCGAGCGTGAGTCGCTATTTGGCACGTCATACAACGGCATTGCCGGTGCTGGTCAAACAGGCTTGTCTCCTAGAATCACTGAGGGAATCACAACCTCAAACAACTACACCATCAACATCAACAAAGCCAACATGACTCCGCAAGAGATTATCGCTGCAATCAAGAAATACGAGCGAGAAACAGGCAATCGGTAATGGCTAACGACGTTTTTGACATCAGCACCGACGTTGCGGTGCTTGTCTATACTTACGACCCGAACGTTATGGTCTGGTCATCCTCGCGTTGGGATCAAGACAACTGGGCATCAGGTTCCGAAACTAAATCTTGGCAACAAGTCACAGGTGACGTTGTAAACATTCAAACCAACAACGGTTTCGATGTTTTGAGCGGTTACGCTCGACCAATAACTCCAACGGCCACAATCGTGATGCAGGGAGCGGATTACGATCCTGCCATGAACTCACTCATGCGCCCTGGCACGCCCCTCGCTATTCGTGTCCGCCCGAACCCTGACACTGCTCCAGGCGTTTGGAAAACCCTTTGGCAGGGCAGAATTGCAGACTGTGACGTTAGTTACTCGATTGACTGGCTGAACACAATCACGTTCCAGTGTGACCATCCGATTCGTGACGTACTGAACTACACCTCGGTTACAGGCATTTCAGTGGCTAACCCGTGCTACTCGACAGACTTTTGGACTGTCATGAACGCCGCTACAGGCGTAAACATAATCCAGTCGGGTGCGCCCGGACTTGTGGGTTATGACGTTCAAGGATTTACCACTTCGGGCAATGTCGATTACGGCACGCTAGTGAACAACTTGAGCGACACTAACCTCGGTGCGCTGGTCTATCAACCGAACCTGAGCGACACCGATTTGTATTACTACACCTGGTACGAGCTGGTAAATCGCACAGTATCCCCTGACGTTGTATTTGAGGCCGTGGCTAGTGCCACCGCGAACCGTGCAGACTTCAGCGACATTGTTATGGGCTTTGACTCACTTCAGTACGTCAACACGCTCAACTACACAACTGCCGGCGGTGTCGATGACTACTCACAAAACGATGACTCAATCGCAATCATTGGAGATCTACGAGGAACGGTTTATACCAGACACTATTACGCAGCCGATGCCGACGCAGCTGCAAACATTGTTACCTCGACGATTCCGACACAACTTGTGCGCCAGATAACTGCACCAGTCATTTTGCGCGCTGGTCAAGTAAATGAATACCTGCTGCGCGACCCGCTTGACACTGCTCGAGTGACCGTGGCAAACAGTAAAGTAGAAATCGACGATGTGTTTTTTATTCGCGGAGCCAACCACTTTATTACGGTTGATTCTTGGGATGTAACCTTCGACCTATGGAAAGGACGCTAAATGCCGTTCAAAACATTCACCGCTGGCACACTGGCCACCGCGAGCGATGTCAACACTTACCTGATGAACCAGTCGATTCCGACGTTCGCAAGCACCACGGCTCGCAACTCGGCTATCACTAGCCCGGTCGAGGGACAGTTTGCTTACATCAACCTAAACGACATCACAACGTATTACGACGGCACCGCTTGGCGAAACTTCATTTTTCCAGCAGCTTGGATTGCCTACACGCCAACGCTAACCAACATCACTCTCGGTTCTGGTGGAACTTCCGCGTTTTATTACCAAGTCGTCGGCAAGCAAATCAACGTGCGTGGCCGTATCACTTTGGGCACGACCGGTGCACTTACGGGTGTCGCAACTTTTAGCCTGCCAATCAACGCAATCCTTAGCGATCAGTTCTGGGATGCTGGAGTCAACATGGTCGATGGTGGCACAATGTTCCACCCTGGAGTGATTCGAGTTGGAACATCAACTGCAACTGTTCTCGCACTAAACGGCGCAGGCACTTATGTTCACGCGGTCAACACCAGCGGAACAATTCCATTCACTTGGACTAGCACGGATGTTATAAACGTTGGTTTCAGCTACGAGGGAGTGTAATGAGCAAGTTTGTTTGCAACGCAGAGGAATGCCCGAACTTGGGCGTTATTTACGACTTTGGCGATGACTCTCCTGAGTCTGCCGAGTGTGGCGGATGCCACGAAACACTGAAACCAGAGGAGCAATAAATGGGCAACGTCGACATGCAACCATGGCCGTCACCAGAAGCACCAAAACCAGCCAAAGCACCAAAGGCTGAACCAGCACCCGAAGCAGAGTAATGTCTGCCGAACTGCCGCGCCCGACCACTCCAACACTTCTGGCACACATTGACAACCGCCTCGCGGTCATTGAAGCGCGCCTCGAGATTGTGGCCGACCATGAGTCACGCATTCGCGAACTCGAAAAGGCACGCTGGCAGTCGGCATGGATTACCAGCATTTCAACAGCGGTCGCAGTGGCCGTAATCGTTTCACTAATCACCAGGAGCATCTAGTGGCACAATACATTGAACCATTCCCAGCCAACACACGCGGAGACGAGTTTGGCAACCTAGCCCCGTACCGCGAAGGCAGACCGCACCGCGGAC